TCATGGTTTTACTTGCCCTTTTTTGACAAGCTCTCTCTGACGTTCTTTGGTTCGCACACCTTCTATGACCGAAAAATCCACAGGGCTAATTTTGATGGCATGCAAAACCACTTTGACCAAATCAGGGTGAACGCCTTGCGAGTTTTTAAGACTTCTCTCAGATATGGTTTTTAAGGTGGGATCTAAATTGCTCACCTACTTCCCTAATTTTATCAGGTGTAACTGCTTGAACTTGGGTCGCTCTATTGACCGTCATCCTGCCTGCGGTACCATCAATCTCGTCTTTATCAACATAAGCCACAGCACCTACTACCTGCTCCCAGCTGATGACAAGCGTGGTAATCGCCTGTCCCTGATGAGTGCGTGTGCGTTCGGTAATGCTTACTGAGTTTGGCGGCGTCAAGACATGAGCCTTAATCACCGAAACTTCTTTTTTGGGTATGGCGGCATTGGTGGCGGTGAATTTGCCAATTTCATATTGCAGTGCGGTAAATGAAAAGCTTGCATCATCATTTTGGCTAATCGTCATCACACGATACGCCCTTGGGGCAACATCGCTTGATGAAATGGCAAACACTTGCCCAGCACTACCAATGGCGGTGTCCGTCGTGATAACCGTATCATCAATCTGTACAATCTTGGCAGAATTATCACCCACCATCACCGTATCGCCCACTTTGCCTGCCACACGGTCAAGCGTGATTTGTCTGCCATCAGTTGCCACAATCCGCCCAGCTTGCATACGCCCAGCTCGGTGATTGTCTTGCACATGGATAATCTCCCCCACTTTGGGGATAAAGCCGTCCAAGCCTGTGCTAAAGCTTACTGTTTCGGTTTCCAGCTGTTCTGATTTTAACGCCCAAATCCCTGCTCGTTGGGCTTGTCCTTTACTTGTACAGCCAAATAAATTGAGTTCTAATTGATTAATACCGTATTTGGCAATCGCATGTTCATCTTGTACATAAATATAATCAGTTTCAAAATTATTATCAGGGTCATCATAAGCACATTTGACAATCGTATGGCGGTCTCTTGCTCTTGTGCCTGTGTAGCTAAATTCACCGCCAATGACATTGGCATTACTAAACACATAAACAGGCTCTTTGGGCGTATCGGCATCTACCACAATGCTGGTACCGTCCCAAAAGCTTAATGCTCTAAATACTGATGCTAGGTTTTGTAGCACACGATACGCATCATCGGCTTTTTGCAGATAGACATTCACCGTAAAACGAGGTTCTTTGCCCCCTTTGCCATCATCCACCATCTCATCACAATATTGGGCTAAGCGGTACAAGCTCCATTTATCAACTTTACCCGCCAGTCTGTCGCCTAGCCCATAGCGTTTGGCGGTACAAATATCATAAAACACCCAAGCAGGATTATTTGAGTAGGCTAATTTAAAAGTGCCGTTCCAAACGCCATCATAAGTGCGTGCCACAGGGTCGTAATTGGTTGGCACTTGAATGAGCATGCCACGCACACGCACCGATACTTTAGCAATGTTAGAAAAGGTTTGGGCGTCATATTTTAAGGCAAGCAGAGCCGTACACGGATAGCGAAGCTTAGCGTCAATAATTTCAGTGACAGCAGAGACAACCATGGAATCGCTTACCATCTCACTATCACGGTTTGGGGTAAGGCGACGCACACGCACAGACCAGCCTTGTTGAGCTTTTGGTAAGTCAATACGGTGCGACCGCTGATAACCTTGGCTAACCTTGTCATCAACGGCGGTATTTAGCACCATCTCCCACGCACCGCCATCGGTTTGCACATCAATGGCGTATTCAATGCGGTAGCCAACAACATCGCCATTGTCTTTTTGTTCACGCAAGGCGTTAAAACCCAAGCGGATTGCCACCGCTGACAGTTGTTTATTATTGATGGCTTTGGTATAGGGGCGGTCGTGGCGTAGCTCTACATTGACACTTTGCTCATTTTCAACGGACGAAAAGCCTTTAATGTGCGTTTGGTCAATGCTTCCAGCTCGAAAATCCCATGACACATCAGGAAAGTTCGGCTCGCCATTGTCATTGATAATGGGCGTACCATCAAGGCGAATGGACTTGCCACCGTCTACAAGACCATATATTTCACCTTCCGATAAGCCGTACAGTGCTTGATAAAAGTTAGTACTGCTTGCTGTATCTTTTTGAATATATGGCTTGCGTGAGCTTTGTTTTTGTCTTTTTGCACCGTAGATTTTCATAATTACCCCTAAATTTTGACCCCTTGTACCATCTTATCTTCAGCATAAATCGCCGCTGAGACAATAAAACCGCCAATTTCTCGCTCACCGTATAAAATCGGCACAGGATTACCCTGAGCCACCGTGGTGATTGCACCGCCAAAGCCATTATTTGGGCGGTTGCCATCTTCATTATTAGGGTCAAGTTTGGGCGTTGGCATTAGTAGACTTGACACACCGCCCAACATCAAACCTGCCCCTGCAGCGATTAGCCCAGCATTCCCTATTGCTGCCCCTACCCCAACCAATACCACCCCTGCCACCACTTGTAGCCAGCCCAACGCCTTACCGCCTGAACCTACCACCCTTGGCATGATATGAATGTGGTCTGATGTGGTGATATCGTCTAACTGCTTCTCGCCAATGTTGGTTTTTTGAGTTCTGTCTTTGCCGTTAAAGATGGCAAATTTAATACCCTGTTTTTCGGCATTCATCATAAACTCATAAAAGGCAGGGATTTGGCAAGCCAACGCATGGCAAGCTTCTTTGGCGGTTTTGACATCAAGGTCAAAGGATTTGCCAAACTTTTTGGCAAGTATGCCGTGTAAGATGATGGTTTTCATTGAATTTCTCACATAAAAAAACCCATAAGCATGCTTATGGGCTGATAATATTTGGATATGACTGTTTAACCGTTGTTTAACCGCTCATGCCTAACCACCATCGCCGTGCGTCTTTGCCAATTGTCCCCATAAATCTCACGCACGCTAAGACCGCCATGGGGGTGGTGTAGGATTAGGGCATTACCCACACAATCAGGCGTGGTTTCGCTTGTTAACTTGCCATCGCCCACATAAATCAAAGCATGATTAACATGATGCGTCCGCCCAACACGGCATAAAATCACATCGTGCTTTTGTAAGTCGTTTTTGTCTTGCACCTTAATAAAGCCTGCTTTGGTGAAGTTTTTCTCGTATAACGGCTCATGGTTCTCATGCTCCCACCAAGCATCGGCACGCTCAAAATCAGGCAGGTGAATGTCAAGCTCACGGCTGTAATAATCACGCACCAAGCTATAACAATCCTGCACGCCATGATGATACTCACGCCCCAATAGCGGTGCTTGATACACTTTGGGCTTATGGCATTTGATATTAAAGTACTGTTCCCCATCAGCATGGTAACCAAAACCACAAATCACCCAATCTATCCCATGTACGCCCATTTGCACCCTATCCACCTCGGACGGCTCGGCATTGCCATTGGGGTGACTGTGAACGATGGCTTGGATTTCGCCTATATCTTGCATTTCAAGCATGTTTTGGGGGTCTATCTCAAAATGCTCGGTGGGATTTGGAGCAACATTATCACAGGGGTAATACTGCCCATCTATGATAAGCCCACAGCACTCGGCAGGGTAGCAGTCAAAGGCGTGAGAGATGATGTCTGCTTTTAATTGTTTGGTTAATTTCATTTTTTGTCCTTTTTGATAAAACTGCCTTGATGAATGTTCTTAGCCAAAATCTTTTTAACCTTGTCAAAATCCACCGCTAGACCTTTTGATTGGGCGATGAATTTGGTGCATAAGTATAAATTATGCCTTGCCCTAGCAACATTTACCGCCTGTAATTCTATGCCGTGTAATGTGCTTATCGCCTGATACAAATCATTTGGGCATTTAATCACAGTCAAGCGGTTCATCAAATACATCATCAAATACCGCCCATCGCCTGTGCAAGGGTCTAGCACCTTAGAATTAAGGTTTAACCGCTCATCAGATGGGATTAAATCCAGCTGTTTTTGAACCAGCCAAAGCGGTGTTGTTACCTCTGCAAATTCTTTAGTTTTAAGCTTGGTTTTGTCTTTGCTGTCTGTGAGTGTTTTGATAAAATTGTACATCGCTTTCAATCATTTTTTGCCAAGGGTGATTTTTAGATTGTCTAAATCCTTTGGTAACGCACTTTTTGGGATAATCAAATCCTGCCAATTTGCAATGTTGCCTAAATTTCCAAATTAAGCCACATGCTCGCTTTGTGTCTTTATTGTGCTGTTGTTTGGCGTACTGACAATGTAAGCGGTACATCTCATCATAATTTTCATCAGTCAAATTCTGCCAAATCTCATCAATATTTTTAGGGTTGGGCAGCGGTTTGGCGTAGCGTCGTTTGGTCAAGATTAACGGCTGTTTGACTTGATGAAGTTTTTGGCGGTATAAAAGAATACCGATAAGGTTTTTGGCTTGCTTTAATTTTCTGTTTCGGTAATGCCCTAACGCTCTTTTGCGTTCACATTCACAATGCAGCCCATAAACTTCATCAAAATCCCTATCGGTCATCGCCTGCCAAAGCTCTTGCCATGTCTTAAAAGTCTTACCTTTTAGCTGTGGGTAATGGTCATTCATACGCTCCCCCTAAATCAAACCAGCGGCAGGAAAACCACAAAAACTGCCCTCATTGTCCCTTAATTTACAATGGGCTAATAAGCCACTGCATCTGTCCAAAGTTGGGTCATCGGTTGGCTTGCCGTCTGTGGTAAATCGTGCTGTGCCTGTATAACCACACACTTCACCACGATAACGACCACAGACCGCTTCATTACAGTAGGTAGTGATTTGACGCACAGGGATTTTTTGCCCTTCAAAATCCACAGGGTTTGATAATTCAAACTCTACAATGCCAAGGCTTGGATTTTCGCTGACTTTTTGTTCTATGTACCACTCTTGCTGGCGGTAATTTTGAGCGTCATGGCTATCAAGATACGCCTGCAAGGTCTGCGTTACGGTAAGTTTAGCCCTTGCAAAATCATCATACAATCGGCAAAGGGCTGATACCGCCCCTTGTATGCCATTAATCTTATCGCCAATGCTAAGCTTAGGCGTGCTTGCCTTGCCATCTGAACGCATCTCAAGCCCATCGGCTTTGATGGCGATTGGGTGAAAATCCTGCCCCTGCCATCTAATCACCCCATCATTATGCCCATGAAAGCGGTAAATCTCACCGCCCAATTTTCGTGCGTCTAATTCATACAAGGTAATAAAGCCTTGTACGGTGGTTTGTTGTATGTCTGTGTTAAAACTCATGGCAATCTCATTTAATCCGCCCAAGTGCCTAACGCTAAGCACTTGGGCTATTACTTATCAGGCAGATTTTAAATTAGCCTACTTGCTCAGCCCCATCATCTGCCTTGGTTTTGGCTTCACTGGCAAGGGCAGCACGCACCCCATAGCGGTCATTTTTATAAGATAGGCTAAACTCGGTGACTGTTTGGCTGTTGTCATAGCCTTGTAAGTAACGTAGCTGATTGGACGCCCATGCCAAAAGGTCAGCACGGAACACTGTGGTGCGATTGCGTTTTAGCACACCGTTGTTAGCTTCATTGTTACTAACTTCAAAGCCATCATCATCAGGATAATAGGTAATCTCAATGATACTGGCTTTATCGCCATGTTGGTTTTTCCAGTAATCCACCTGTCCGATAAAGCTCTGTAATACCTGTGCCTCGGTGCGTGATAATTCGGTTAGAGTTGTTTCACTCATTTTTTTGCTCCTAAAAAAGCCCTTATTCATCAAGGACTGTGGGTATGTCGCCGACATTAATGTCGGTGAGTTAAAAAACCGCTCATCAGATGATGGGCGGTTTGGTTTAAAAAACCTGCTTTAAAGTAAACCCAATTTGCCAAGCATCGCCCCCCATCTTTTGGCGTGATATCTCACCATCTAGGCGGACTTTGATACTTGGTTCATCGGTTAAAGGCTTAAAGTTAAAAGGCTCAACGCCTTTTGTGTCAATTAAAAAGCGGTAAATCTCATCAATCACCGCTTTTTTATCAGTCCTGCTACACTGCCATGATTTACGGCTATTGTTAATGCCAAAACTGACCGCCTGCTCATAGCCATCACCAAAGGCGGTTATGGTGGTATTTAAGTCGGTTGTTTCGCTACTGTCTGCCGATATGTCCCAATTAAAAGTTTTCATTGTCTTTTCTCTCAAATTCTTTATAAATCCGATAAATGTCTGGGGCTTTATAAATCAGCATGAGTATAACTAGGGTTATCATTAAAATAATGAATTTTGCCATTGTTAATCTCTCACTTTCAATATAGGTTAAAAATGTGATAAAATCACCCATAAATTATCTCTTTAAGTGCTGTTTAAAGGGGTAATAAAAAACCCAACTGTTTGCACCAGTTGGGTTTTTGCTTATCTGCGGTATAGCCTGTCAAGATGTCCGTTTTGTTTGGTCTCTTGTATCACGACTTGCCGAGCGATTTTTGCCATGGCTTCGCCCATGGTTTTACCCATTTGGGTATCGGCTTGGACGTTACTACCGTCAGAGTTTACGGTTACATGGACATTAATATGATTGACATGACCGCCAATGCCATCACCACGGTTTAGCCGTTCAAGATTGCCAACGCCGATACGCTTTGTGGCTTTGGCATTTAGTACATATTCTTGACCATGTACCACCCCTGCCACCTGATTTATCCCCATGTTGCCTGTGTAGCCCCCTGTGGCAAACCCTTTGGGGCTAATGGCGTTAATCATGCTTAACACATGCCCCTGTCCCAAAGACACTTTGGCAACATTGGCAAGTTTCTGCCAAATTGTCACCGCTGATGGGTCTGCCCAAGCATCAGCAACCGCCTTACCCATTTTAACGCCCACATCTGCCAACGCATAGGCTTTTGATACAGCGAACATGGCACGGTAGGCTTTGGACTGCTCACCTGCCGTGTTTTTTAAAAACCCTGCAAATGCTGTTAAATGCTCTTGGTAGTTTTTGACTTTAGCATCTTTTTCGGCTTGCTCATATCGCTCGGTGATTTGCTGTCTTAGGCTTGTGGCATTTTCAAGCTTATCACTATGCATTTGCTCATACTTATCAATGACCGCCATTTTTTCATCATATTCACGCTGTAGCCTTTGGGCTGGCGTCTCGTCTGCCAATGCCGTATCTTTCATCAGCGTATCAAATGCCTGTTTGGCATTTAGCGTATCTTTGGCATTTTGTAGCTTAAAGATGGCGTCTGTTAGCTCATTGATTTCATCAGTGGTCGCATGGGCGTATTTGTCTGTTTGTTCAAGCTCATAAAAAAAGTCATCTAAGGGGTGATTACTGCCTAATAATGCCAGCTGTTTGTTAATATCTTTTAGACTTTCCTTAATGCCGTCGCTTGCTTGTTTGGCGTCTTTGGCATTTTGTAGCTTAATCATCTCATCTTTAAGCACTGCCAACTGCTCAGTGGTATAATAAGCATATTTCTCAGCATTTTGTAAGTCATATAAAAACTCAGCCAATGGATCTTGACTACCCATAATTGCCATCTGTTTTGTGATGTCTTTTAGCGTGCTTTCAAACTCTTGGGTCGCCTCATGGCGATTGGTTGCATCAATTAGCTCTTGACTTGTTTTCTTGACTTGCTCAAACAAATCCAAAGACGCTCGCACAGATTTGTCGGTTTCATCATATTGTCTTTGCATGATTTCAATGCTAGTCAACCCCACATTGGCGAGATTTTGCTGGGCTTCATGCAGCTGTTGGGTGAGCGTTAAAATATTGCTTTGTAAGATTTGCTCTTGTGCCAACTTTTGTAATCGGCTGGTGTCTTGTTTGCCGTATTTACCAAAGGCAATGTCTTTGGTTAGCTGGGCGTATGGGTTGCCTTTAATGTGCTGTTTGGTTAAAAATATCTCTTCTGCGGTTTTTTGGAGTTCGCTTTCAAGGGCGTTTTTTACGCTTTTAGCAAGGTTTTTGGCTTCTTTGGTGGCTATCGGTGCTTTATAGGCGATACCAATTGCCAAGCCCTCTGATATCCAGCCACCAACTTGTTTCATCACACGAGACGGCGAATGAATGTCAAAAAAGCCTGTGATGGCATTTTTTACGCTACTTGCCATCTCTTTGGCTTTGCTAACCGCTGCATCTATTTTCTCGCTAATCCCATTAATAAAGCCCTGCATGGCATCACGCCCAACTTGTAGTAAATCTTTGCCAAGTTTTTTTAAGGCATCTACAATGTTACCAACCAATTTTTTAAAGATATCAACGGCTTTTTGAAAACCATCTTTGATGGCATCTTTTACGCCTTGCATATCGCCAGTTAATACGGCTGTTATCACTTTAAAAGCGGTGCTAAAAATGGTTTTCACCATCTCAAATCCTGCATTAAAAATACTGGCAAAAATGGTAACACCTGCCATAAAAATCGCTTTCATGACTTCAAATTGTGTACTGATAATGCCAGATATTTTATCAAAAACATGGCTGACAACACTGACAACCGCCTGCCAAACGGTTTTAGCAATACCAACCAAGCCGTCCCATGCGTTTTTAAAAAACCCCAAAACAGATTTGATAACAGGCTTAATTTTATCAATGGCGGAAGAGACAAATTCTGTTATCGCATGCCACACACTTTTAGCAATATTGGCAATGCCATCCCAAACCGCCCCTGCCACATCCACAATCGTGCTAAATATTTCACCAATGTTAGCAACCATCTCTTGTACTGGTTTTGGCATTTGTGATAACCAATTAAAAAAGGTCTGTTTGACTTTATCCCAAAGCTCGCCAAACCATTCGCCAACGCCCTGCCAAGTCTCTTTAATGCTCTGCCATGCGTCATTTGCCTTTTGTTTAATTGTGTCCCAATTACGGTATACATACACACCTGCCGCCACCAGTGCAGCAAAAGCTGCAATCACAAGCGTAATCGGACTGGTTAGCACAGCCATCACCGCCGCCAACGCACCACCTGCCGCTGTTGCCAGCGTTGCCACGCCTGTCCATACAATCAGCACACCTTTAAATAATAAAAATGCTCCTGCTGCCGCTCCCGCGCCGCTCGCCAGTGCAATTGCAAGCTCAGGGTTTTTCTCAAAGAATGCTTTTACATCGCCTGCAATATCAACCACACCTTGCATGGCTGATTTTAATTGTTCAAAGGCATCTTTGGCAGTTTGTATCGCAGATTGCCCAAAATCAGACTCTAAAAATGCCGTACCCATTTCTTTGGCTTTGGCAATGGTATCAGTGATGGCTTGATTAATCGCAGGCAAGGCATCAACAAATGATGACGCTCCCAACGCAATGCTATTAATACCATCAGCAAGCACGCTGGATAAACCGCCCTCACCATTCATGATGGCATCAACACCAAGACGCCACTGCGTTTGAATGTTTTGCATTGCACCGCTGATGGTTGTAGACATTTTTTTGGATTTTTCAGCAAGCTTATCACTTGCAGATGCACCAGCAAGGGCATCATAAACAACCTTTGAGGTAAGCTTACCTTCTTTTGCCATATCTCGCAGTTTGCCTGTTGTTACCCCTAGGCTGTCTGCCATCAGCTCCATAATAACAGGAGCTTGTTCAGCGACCGAGTTAAACTCATCACCACGCAACACCCCTGACGCCATGGCTTGCCCAAGCTGGGTTAAGGCGGCTGCTTGGCTTTCTGCACTACCACCACTCACACGCATTGCCGTGGTGATATTTTCGGTAAACTTAATCACTTCATCTTGGCTTTTGCCAAGTTGTTTTAATGACCGCTCGTTTGATGCGTACAATTGCCCAACAGAGTCAAGACTGACCATATTACCCATCGCAATGCGTTCTATCTCACTCATCGCATGGGCATAATCTTTGGTGCTTGTGGTGGCAATTTTGATTTGACTTGTCAGTGTTTGCATGTCATCGGCAGTTTGAATAATACCGCCAACGCCAGCAACAGCAAGGGCGGTAAACATCACGCCTTTTAATGTGCCAAACGCCGTTTTTAAGCCATCTGTTTTACGCTTTAAGCCATCAACATCATCACCAAACTTTTTAGCCCCATCACCTGCTTTTTTACTGGATTTTGACGCCTTATCTGCCTTGCCTGAAAAGCCATCAATACCAACGCCTGCCTTACCGCTTGATTGTTCAATCTTATCAAAATGCTCTTTTAGATTTCCCAAGGCGGTATTAGCACTATCGGCATTTACCTGTATGTCTAAGCGGTATGTATTTGACATAAACCTCTCCATTAAAACCCATAAACCCACCCAGCCTAGGGTTTTTTGTTATACTCATCAAGCCATAAATCATCAAGCATAAAAACCAGCTCAAACAGCCACGCCCTTGGCAATAAGCTTTGGTAATGCTCACAAACATCACAAACATCACGCACAGACAAGGGTAGGGCTATGCCTTGGGTATATCGCCTTGCTCGGTTTGCTAGGGCAAAAACCATAAAGACATTGTCAACATACACATCGCTGACGGCAGGCGTGGGCAAATCAATCCCCAACCGCTGATAGCTTTCAATACGGTTTGGGGTAAGTGTTACCCTGATTTTTTCCCATTGGTAGCAGTCGTGGACTTTTTTACCAGTTTTGCCTTGTTGTCTTCAAATTCTTGGCTAAGGCTGGCATAAGTTTCAAATAGCAAGGTAATAAACTGCGTTAATTTGTCTTTTTCAAAAGCTTGGTCAAGCAGAATTAAAAAGTTATCGCCATTGACCGCTAACGGCTCACCATCAGCGGTAACATTCCATTGACTGATACAGTACTCACCCAAGATAAATAGCATGGCTTCATACTCGCCAATTTCATCTTGGTTGCCACGCTTTAGGCTGTCTTTAGTAACCTTTCTTGGCGTGTTTGCTATCTTTTGTACCTCAGCGGCTGCTCGTTTAAATTCTTCGCTGGCTTGAATTTCAAGCGTCAATTCAAGCCCATCAAATTCAATTTCACGCTTAGCACTCATCTTAGCGTCTTTTTTTAATAGTGTTAAATCAAATGCCATGTTATTTTTTCCTTAAAGTCTATCTAATTGCATGGATAATAGAGCGTTGCCCACCTTAATTAAAAAACAAATGAACGGCGGTTAAAATCATATCCAGCTTATAAAGCGTAATCAGACTTGCTACTATCAGCCAAATGAAAAATAAGCCGTGTTTTTCAATTAAATATTTCATAAAATCCACAATTATGGTAATAAAAACCCTAGCTACCGCAAATAGCTAGGGTTTCGTTTTATCTTAAGTTAAGCGATATGCCTTTCAATTACTGGACTTTCATCAACCACCGTATAAGACAAATCCACGGTAACCAAATCCGTGCCTGATGGGCTTGGAATTTCACCTGATACCTGAAATTTGGGGATTTTAATTACATACTTACTATTACCAAACTTAATCGGTAACTCAAGGCTTAGCGTTGCCCCTGTCATTTGGTTACTAATCATCTCATGGGCTTTTTGGCTATAAGCAATCGTCATAGAGCCTGTAATGTTGGTAAGCATGGCTAAGATATTACCGCCATAGATATTATCGCCCAAGCACTTTTGTACTTCTGTTTGGTTATCAAGCTCAAAACTAAAGCTTTCAACACACACATCAAGCTTACTGCCATCTACTTTAATCTCGCCAATAGACAAACCACTTGCCTTAGCGGTATCTGCTTGGGCGGTCGGTGTTTTGGCAAATGATGCCGTTTTACTTTCTTGATAGCCTAGACCTGTCATACCAAATTTTAGTTTAATTAGGCTTGATGTATCCACACTCAGCCCAAAGCTTGATACAACGCATCCTGTAAAGACATGGTTAACATTAATATCGCTAAAATCCTTGGCTATAGCAAACTGGGTCTTTGTTGCACCAACACTTAGCGTATTAGGGCTAGCACCTGCCGACCATTCACTCCAAAAAGCAGCGGCAAGTAATTCATCATACGCACCAAACATAAGCTCGGTCTCAATATCGCCTTGTACTGACGCTGATGTTACCATACCTGCTTTTGCCATGCGTGAGCCTGACAGCATTTCACTGCTGGTAAGTTCTGTGGCAACGGTTAGCCCATTGCTGATATTTGGCAAGGTTTTCCAGCCAGTTTTAGGCAGGGTTTCGCCTGTTTGTTTGGCATATGCCGTTTTAACAAATGCTCCACTAGACATAAATCAATTCTCCGTATCATCAGTTCGTTGTTTTAACACTCGGTAATACTGACGCATATAATAAATTTGGTCTTTCATTAATATCCACTCATGTGGGTGAATATCTTTGGGTTTTGGGCAGTCTAATATTGCCCCAAGTTCATTAATTTCACCGTATAGCTCCAACAGCTGTCGGTGTCGGTTTTTTGGCATTAGTAGTATCTCCATGCTACGCTTACATTGATTTGGTAGTAATCATGAAACCCTGCATTAATGATACTTGCCGTCAGCGTCTCAAGCCTACCAAACCGCCTTGTTTGTAAATGATTAGCTAGGCTATCAGCCTTTTGCTTAATTGCCACCGTGCCTAAATCCTGTGGGCAAAACAGCTGTACCACCAGCGTGCCTTGTTGCAGGATATTAGGCGTATTGCTGATACTGCGTACTTGATTGACACCACCCAAAATTGTAACCCTGCCCCAAATGCCATCAGGGGGTTTAAAGTTTCGGTTTTCTTTGGCTAAGGGAATATCATCAAAATGCTCCCATGATTTGATATGCGTCAGTAGCGTTTGTTTAATGTGAAAACTGTTCATGTTTCGTCCAATAAAAAACCGCCTATCTGATGATAAGCGGTTCATTTTAAATATAAAAAAAGCCAAATAATCATAACAATTTCATACAAAACCGTAATAATTACTTGACTTTTTAAATAAGCTAGGCTATAATACAACACATCAAGCAAGGTCTGCTTGATTGGTAAGGCGTAAACCAACGCTTACGCCAAAAACAAGGAGTAAGACGATGAAAACCATTTTCAAAGTGTTTGCAATCATCGCCATACTGTTGCTAAGCTATCCAGCTTACTAACAGTAAAAGCCTAAAGCGATGGCAGTCGCCAAGGCAGGTTAGGTGGAAACGCCTAGCCACTCCTTACCCATTATCATAAGACATTTTTAAAAAAAGGTCAAGTACCATGCCAAAAATCGTTGCAAGCCCCAAAACCCAAACCCAAATCCAAAAAGACAGCAACGCACGCCGTGGGGTAAAAAACAAAGCATTCACCCTAAAACTTGATGACATAGAACTCATCAAATCCTTATCCAAACGCCTAGACATTCCCCAAAATCAGCTTATCATGGACGCTGTGCGTGCATATCAAAGACAGCTTGATTAACCCAAATTGGCGATGGCACTGTTAAAGGCATTACCGTACACCCCTGTTGGGGCTTGTTGTGACCAGCCGTGTTCAAGTCGCAACGCATAGGGCAGGTTGTTTTGAATGTAGATGATAGGATAGGTGTGCTTTGGCAGACCTAAGATAAGCTCAACACCGCCGCCATTTTCATTTAGGCTTTTTGTGCCAATGCTGATATGATGAGACCGCCTGTAACGCCCTGTATCAACTGGGCTTAGGGCGATGACATTGTTATAGCAGTCAATGGCAAATTTGCGGTAAATGTCATCAATCTTATCGGCAATGGGTTCAACCGTCATTTTTTTATGCCACTTAATCCCCATTTGTCCCCCTAAGCTGTATGCTATAACAGATACCTGCTGGGTCTTGGCTGATATTAATCACTTTCATCTGATTAATGCTGTCATTTATCTGTGGCGTGTCTGTTAGCTCACTTTGCAAACAAATTAGCTTAGTATCTTGTTGCATGATGGTCTTATTATCAATCTCATGGGCGTAAAAGCCTGTAAAAACGCCCCTACCGCTGTAATTGATGGTGGATAGTACTTGGGTATCATTAACCGCCCAGTCGTCGTCAGATAGGATGACACGCCTGCCTGTGAAGTCTTTGACAGCATCCGCCAAATCAGTATCAAAGGCTTGGGCAATGTCGGTACTAATTTCAACATTTAATCCCAT